CTCCTACAAGTGGTTGAACAATAGCAGAGCGAATAGCTATTTTAAGTAAGTCGTCTAGTACTGCTTCAGTGAATTGTTTCCACTGACTTCTACCAGTTTTTAAGAATGTGAACATTGAATCTTCTAAACGACCAAATACACCTTGAACACCTGCTGCCACGTTACTGGCCATAGTACCCGCGCTTTGGTAGTACGCTAGCATACCTGCCTCAACGCTTGTCAAAGTAAAGGTATAACTATTATCTAGTTGAACTAAAGCGGCTCTATGTTCATAAATACTCATAGTGCCGGCTTCCCATTGGTCATTTAATTTCTTTATTTCTGCTTCCCTAGTATCCATATCCCAAGATTGGAAAGACTTAGCGCCTGAAGCTAGTTGAGAATTAAACTTAGCTATATCCAGGTTGTTAAGCTCAGTCCTGAACTCAATCAAGCTCTTGCGACCTTCTTTAAAGTCAGCGTTAAGTCTAGTTAGTTGTAAACCTCTCAATCTTTCTGAATAAGCAGCAACATCTCCAGTAGTTTTAAACTCAGCGTTCAAAAGTTTCATGGCCAGTTGGGCATCTTTAAGCCCACGAGAAAATTTACCGTACTGTATTTCTTTTAATTTTTGATTGTATTGCTCTATGTCTACTTTACCCTTATCGAATTGTTTATCTAGTTCTGATATTTTCAGATTTTTTAAAAGGGTGTTATACCTAGATAGACCTATCTCTCCTTTATCGAATAGTTGGTTTATCTTTGCCAGGTTTTTATCGAAGTCTAATTCTTTATCTAGTGGGGCGACTGTATCCGCGAACTTTTTAAACTCTTCTTGCATTTGCGATAGTGGGCCCGTGCCTTTTCTAATTGTATCAAATGTTTTCAGAAAGCCTGCGTCCAAATCATTTAGAGCATTTTCTTGCAACACGTAAGACTTTTGCAAGCCAGTTAACCTTTCATCTAACTCCAGTGCGGACTTAGAAATTGCATCTGAAGCTGTAATTAATTGCCTATCTGACCCAGCGCCAATATTTTTCTGTACATCTAAATACTCATTTGCGGCGGCACTCAGGCCCAGATACGCGCCGGTTAGCACCGCAGCGGTAGACACTACTGCGCCAGCACCAGCATATATATATCCTAGACTTCCCGTCACAGCTTCGAGACTAGTGCCTATCGCGGCTGTAGTAGGTATGAGTGTTGCAGCTAGGGATTTAAAGGCGATACCTACAGAACTCAAAGCTAGAGATAGTCCCCCACTTTGGAATATTAGTATAGCAGAAGTGGCCACATATCTGGCCGCAGCTACGGCCATTTCTGTTTTAAAAAACCTCATAGCTAACCCCGCGGCTTTAGAAGCTGCGGCTATGCCTAGAAGGTACGCAGCGATATCTGCGTTTCTAAAAGCGAAGTTAATGGCGTCTACAATCTTGCCTGTAAAGTCAAATTCTTTATTTAGTTCCCTTATAGCCACTTTAGCGTCATTCATATTACCGATTAGCGTTTGCTCAATAGTAGGCTTCATCAAAGCTACTTCCGCAGCAATTTCTTCTGCCCCGTTGGCAAGAGCTTTCATAACTCTAACCGCTTCTAGTCCGCCATTTTTATCAGCGAACTTAAGTAAAGCTCCCCGCGCAATACCAAACTCTTTAGCAAGTAGCTCTCCTACTTTAGCGTTGGCCTCTGTAATGCTGCGCAATTCTTGGCCGCGAACTTGGCCACTTGCTAAGCCTTGCGTCAATTGAATGATTACGGAATTTACTTCCGCCGCGCTAGATCCAGTAAGCCTGAAAGATTGTAGTAATGTTTCAGTAAACCCTGCGGCCTGATTAGTAGTTAAGTTATATTCACTTAATGAAAATTGGAGTCTTTGAAATATGTTGGCCACATCTTCAATGGCCGTGTAGTTTCTATTTGCCACGCCAGTTAAAGTTTTAAAAGCTGCCTCAGCTCCGCCTGTAGATCCCGTCACTACTTTAAGTTTTGAGTCTAATTGAGTGATACCGTCTAGAAGATTTTTAATCCCCATGATACCTACGCCAGCAAAGCTTAATCCCTGGATGGCCAGAAAAGTGCGCTGAAATCTATCAATAGCAAAGGTAGTTTCTTTTACCTGCCTATTCATACTCTTCATATTATTGGCAATAGTAGTCAATGACTTATCGCCCTGAGTATCTATCTTAATCCTAATTTCTCTTACCTGGCTTTCCGTTGCCATTACTCGCGCCTTTTTCTTTATTTAGCTCCATGTACTTCTTGTCCATGCGCCTTATAACGTAGATAAACTCATTAATGTCTTCTACTTCATAAAGTTTAGAGTATTCAACTATAGCTGTAAATGGAATAGGCCCCACTCCAAAAGCGGATTGCCGGCAAGTGCCTAGCTCTATAAAGGCGCTTATGTAGAAGTCCATGCCAGTCATATCTGGCATCATATTCTCCGTGCGTATCTTACCTTTAGCTAGTAGGTTATGATAGAAGGCCAACTTAGCGTCGTCTCTGGCCCACTCATGGGACCAGGCAACGTAAGCTTCTAGCAGTTTCCCAAGTCTTCTCGATAGCTATCTTTAGATGCCGCATAGCTATATAAGGTGTTGTATAATTCTGGTAGGCGTAGGAAAAGTTTTAAAGCATTATCCGGCGTACATGGTATGTCTTTGCCATCTTCATCTAGTACCCCTGTCCAAGTTACCAAACAAACATCTACGAATGTTTTAATCATTACTACTTGTACTTCTTCTGGCGGCATTTTATTGTGCTGAAGTAAGCTGGCATGAGGTTTAATATATTTGGTAGTAGCTTGAACTAATCTAGCTTCATTGGCCCCGCCGTATCGCCTAAGTTGGAAAGTAAGGCCGTCACCTAGATTATAAATTACGCCTTCTTTTTCAAGGTTAGTGTCTAGTTTAAACATTTTGTCTAAGTTAGTTTTCATGCAAGATCCTCCATAATTTGATTGCTGGAGAAAATCATTGCATTTGATAAATTAGTTGGCAACAAAAAGAAGGGCCTATCGCTAGGCCCAACTTAAGTATATGGAGGATACTTGGTTTACAGAGATATTTAGCCCCTATAAAGGTATAATTGATTTTCGCCAGCACTTCCGACTTTAGCTGTCCCGTCCATTTCCAAAGAAATTTGTTGGTTAGCTCCGCCAGAAGAAGGATCTGGGAATGATACTTGTACCGCTGGAAGGTAAAAGCCATAAAAGCCATCCAAGTTTTTAACCATAAACCCTAGAGCAAATGGCTCTTGAGTAAGTTTCTTAGCTAGTACTGACCAGTTAGAGTCAGCTAAGTAAGTGCTTAAGTTGATAGTAGTGGCCGCTGTACCTGAGCTGTAACCTTTTGGAGCTGATAGTCCAATACAGTTAGTAGCTTGGTCATTGTTATTAAGTGAGATACTCGCTGATTGAATACAGAAATCTGCTTCATCTAGTACGCCAGTAGCAGATGAATTAATAAATGGCATGTCAATTGATCCATTCATAAAGCCAGTAGTGGCCGCTGCGTCAATTGTTCTAGCATTAGTCATAAACTCGCCGGCCGCATCCGCTGGCTCATAGTCAGTACCATTAAACTCGAAAGAGCCGCTGATAACTTCGCCGTAATTTACATTAAGCTCCATAGAGTTAGCTTGCATACCGCGGTAGTTAATTGCTTTAGTAGTTAGATCAAGGAAAGCTTTTTCCATTGAGAAATACTTTTGAGTAGTCCCAATAGAAATTTTATCCGCTCTCTTATAGTCAGTGCCAGATCCAACTTCATCTACTACAGCTCCATTAGTTTCGTTAAAAACAACTTTAATAACTGTGGTAGATTGAATGTCGATAATTTGACATTGAGTGTTATTAGTAGTGGCAACAAATCCGTCTAGTGTTAAAATGTCACCTACTTCTACAGTTGCGTTCCAGTCACCTGACGCTCTAGTAATAAGTCTAGTGGCCGCTACAACTGTTAAGTCTACAGTTTGAGTAGCTTGTACGTTCCATGAAGATTGCATGGCCGACTCGATAAACATATCAATAACTGGATCGGCACCTAGCTCGAAGCTAAGTGTTCCGCCTACTTCAAGGCCGGTAGCAATTTGACCTGAAGATAGTCTGTCTGCTCTTAGAGTTTGAGACTCAGTAGTAGTTGGCGTACCTGATAAAGATTCGCTGGTAAATCGTGCTGTGCTGAAAGCGCCTGCGCCTGGAGTAGTACCTTGGGTAACTTCCTCGATAACGGCAATGCGGACTAAATTAGATGAAGACATATTGATAACTCCTTCTTGAGTTTGTTTATAAATTCCTTCTAAGGTTAATAGTCACTTTTTTGGATTAGATAGTAAAGTGCCTAGTCCAATAAACTATGACGGCCCCGCTTGAGTATCCGCCTTCAAAATTTAGAGTGGCCGTATCTCCGAAAGCAGTAGGTGTTATCTCATCTATAGTTATCTCACCTAGTCTTCTACCCCTGAAAAGAGACATAACTTCTTCACCCCGTACTAAGATAGATTGATGCACCGCTCTTTTGGTTACGTCAACCACATGGAAGTAAGTTACTCCAGTTTCGCGATAGCAGCCTTGATTATTATTGGCTGCTATATCAACTGGCACTTCGCTGCTTGGTACAAACTGTACGCCAAGCCATGGCGAGTTTTGGTTTAAATTATTTTGAGTTAACATCTGGGCCACTGAAGCATACTCGGCCGTTAGGTCTAGTACATTTTCAGTAGGTAGGCCTGTAGTGAGTAAGTCTAAAATTTGGGTACGAACATATAGTGAACTCATTTAATTCCGCCTTCTCTTAAAGTAATTCTAATTGCTGGGTAAACGTATGGCCGGCCCTTACCTTTGCCTGGTCTATCTTTTGGACGTAGGAACACGCCAGGTACACCTATATCCGTACCAGTTAGCCATACAAAACTTATCTTGGCATTCTTTCCGTACTTTCTGTAAGCCGCTCGATAACCTAAATGATAGGCACCATTTGGCTGCCTGAAAGTTCTAGAAGTTTTTTTCTCTTTTCTCTCTCTACCTTGACGCTTAACTGCGCCAGAGTCTTTATTCTGAGTTACCCCTAAGTTTTCTAACTTACGAGCGTAAGGTTGATAGTTTACAATATGGAAAATATCACGCTTACCTATCTTGGCACTGGCGGCCCAAGCTTTAACCCCTGATAGAGTATTTGCAACTTGTCTACCGTTTTGAAGTAGTACATGCGATTGTCTGTATCTTCCGCTCAATACCCTGGATCTGTCGAAGACTGATTCATAGGTTAGTATAATAACTTCAACTGGATTAGCTCTGGCCACAAAAGATATTTTACCCAATGGGCTTACTTGCTCAATAGGCTTACCAGCTCTGCCATCAACTAAAGTTAAAGGCTCTCTATCAAAGCCTCGCAACTGTGCATCTCTTAAAGCTTCTCTAGATACAGCTATTAATGATTTTTTAGTGAAGGTTAATAGGTCAGCTAGCGTAGATTCTCCATTTAGATCATTCTCTAAGTTGATAACTGCGCCGTAATTAGTTTTTACACTGTAGGTTACGTTAGCTAGTGCCATTAGCTTGTCCTTACTCTAAAGCCAATTATCTTGCCTCCAAAGTCTATCATCTCTCTTACTTCAGTGATGGCACTAATACCTAATATTGAATCTTCAACTCTGTCACCACGTAGAGGAGCTGGATAAGCTACTTTAGTTAGATCCTCGATTGAGATAACATACTCACGGCCAGGCACTACTATTTCTTCTGGGCCAGCTAAGTTGCGTGCATAATTAGATGCGGCCCAGCGGATTGTTACCGCTGAATACTCACCTGGCCTCTCGATAGTCACATTACGGCCAGTCATTTTAATTAACATATTTAAGGCCGCTGCAATCATTAAGCCTCCGCTACGTAAGCTAGTCTACCTGGTAGAGGTAATACTCTTTCAGATCTATATGGATCTAGCATATTTCTGTAATCCCCCAGTACTTGACCAAGATGCGACTTTTGCTGATTTGATTCTAAACTGTAGTCAAAGTCAATCGAGCCAACTCCAGATAGTGATACTCTTTGTACCGAACTACCAAAGTTAACATCAATACCGTTTATTTTTTTATTATATCTTTCTTGGACAATTGAATTAATAACGTATTTAACTATGCTTGGAATAGCTGTATAGCCGCCAGTGTAAGTTACTTCTAAGATACGGCCGTTGCAAAAGAAGTTTTCACCAAAGTTTTTGGTTAATATCCCGGTAGGTGAGTGGTAACGATAGCCAGTGATAGTTGTACCAGTCATATCTGTTTCATCATATCTCTCGACTACTGAAGTAATGGCCGTAACTGGAAAATTAAAAAGCGTTATAGGCTTTTTAACATTGTCAATCATGTCTTCTTTATAGAAAGTTTCTATGTAGTCGTCGCTAGCGAATAGTCTAGAACAATAAACTTCTACGGCATCACTAACTAGTTCTAGTTGAGCTGTTAGAAAGTCGTCTTGGTCGTAACCAGTTATACCGTTTGCATCTTTAAATTGATCGAGCGTAACTAACATATTGACTACCTCTTATAATCTTTGGGCCATAAGCCATAGGGCATCTACCTGCGCACTACTCCAGCCAAATAAAGCGGCCATATCATTAACTAGCGGATTAGTTCTCTTTACCGCTATCGAGTAATCCCACTCTACTTTGGCCAATGATTTTTTTGGCTCAGGCAATAGGGCCAACTGTTCGTCAATCATATCCATTGTTATCCCTGACAAAATTAAAGCTTGTCTAATTTGCCTAGGTGTAACATCTCCTAATACCGGCGCAGACTTATAGGCGTTAAGCTTATCTTGCCATACCGCCTCTGAAGTACCGTCAGGTAGGTTTAATGATCCTACTACATTTCCATTTACATCTAATATTTGTCTTACAGCCATAATAACTCCTTATAATGAAACCTTACATAGTCCGCCAGCTCCGGCCGCTCCGCCAATTAAACCTACAGCGGCACTACCAGTTGCTCCTACAGATCCTATAGTTGTAGATCCAGTTTGGTTTATAGTGCAATGCTTACGTATACGTCCGCCTGTACCTCCAGATCCTCCGTTACCGCCAGTACCCGTACCGAAACCGTTACCGCCGATCCCGCCGTCTCCTCCGGCAGCCTCTAACATATCCGCTATTACTGGGCCTGAGAGTGTAGCATAGAATAAAATAATATATCCGCCGCCTCCGCCTCCAGCTCCCCCGCCTCCGCCGATATTTCCTACAGCGGCCGTGGCACCGTTACCGCCACGCCCTCCTCTAGAGGAGATACATGCGGCCGGTGTAGAGACAGATTTAATAATATTTTTGGCCCATACAGCCACAATACCGCCGCCTGCGCCTCCGCCTCCGCCTCCGCGTCCAAGGTTTACACCGTCTCCGGCACCTGAAGAGCCGCCTGGGCCGCCGGCCCCTGCTTGAACTAAGACAACCCCTCTAATAATGTCATATGTGAATCTCGCAAAATCTATTGGAATAGTCGCAGTTGCGGCAGCTCTTAAAAGCCCGCCAGCTCCAGAAGTACCAGTACCGCCAGCTCCGCCAGCTCCAGATCCTCCGCCATTTGATGGAGTAGTCGCACCTGACGCAGCGGCTTGCGCCCCTACGCCTACCACTCCAGTAGCTCCAGTCCCGCCAGCGGTCGACACCCCTACAGTACCCGCCGTATAGGCAGCTCCGCCGGCCGCGCCAGTTTGAGTATTAGCGTTACCCCCGTCTAGTCCGCCAAGTGATATGGCATGGACTTGAGCATTAGATAAATCTAAATTGTTTTTAACAAATACTCGGTATCCGTTAGTACGTAGTTGCCCTGTACCAGATATGGTTAAGTTGTTATAGTAAGTATCTTGCGTCAGAGATACTACACCCGCGCTGAGTGTTACATCTCCGTCTTCGCCATTACCGAAATCTTGAATAGTATCCGTTTGTGCTGGCCCTGTTAAGCCGCCGTAAGGTAGAGCTGAATAAGTATCAACTCCATTACCTATTTTAAATTGATCTGTATCCGTCTCAATGACTAATTCTCTGTCGGCAATAACTGGATTAATTGTGGCCCAGTTAGCTGCCGTGTCCCCTCTCATTTGTATTTTAACTGCCATATATACTCCTAATATATTTAATTAAATATCACTAGCATTCCCGCCGTCTAAGGGAGTAATCCCTCCGTAAATTGAATTTGCATGCCCGCCGTCGTAGTTACCATGTGTAGCACCTGGATTACCTTGGGCACCCTGAATACCCTGAATACCTTGAGTACCCTGGATACCTTGGATACCTTGGATACCTTGGATACCTTGAGGCCCTTGTGGGCCTACTGGGCCGAGAGCGACCTTAGCGTAGCAAAGTGTCCCTACTAATTTATATTCTTGAATAGCTCCGCTAACTGTGCATGTAGTCATAACTACCTAATCCTATCCACAACGGTTATTAAAGATTTATCAAATTTCCAGATTAAAGTTTTGCCTGCGTCAGTGACATAAACATCTAATGCAAGTCCGCCAGTAGCTAAAGCTTCTGTATCTGTATCAGTTAAATTTAAATTTAATTGGCCGTATACCGCATCAACAATTAATACGTCAGTAGGAGTAGTCTTAGTTATGACTGTACCTGTACTGTTTTTGTATTTAACTTCTACTGTTTTACCAGTCAGATCATGAGGTAAAAGTTTATCGCAATCTTGGATCTGCAACATAATCTCTAAACTCGGATCGCTACCTTTTACAATTTGTAGGGCCATATATATTTCTCCTTATTAAAAATAGTATTAAGGTACTTGTACTCTGTCACCTATTCGCACTAAAAAAGCGGTTGAACTTAATCCCTGTCCAACACTGACTACATACTGACCACTAGCAACTGGTCTTGTAGTTGTATAAGCTCCCGCTGTAACAGGACTTAAATAATAATCTTCTGTCTCATCTAATCCGACAAAACTAGTTGGCATCTTTCCGATGATTCTTACATTACAAACTGTACTCGATAGTTTGCTCTCTACCATTCCAACTATCTTAGAGGTGGCCTTAACGTCAGCTCTGGCCATGAATAATCTGTCTAGTGCGTTGTC